TTGAACAAATACGTTTGGGTATTCTATATCATAATGTAACTGTTTTGCTACCATGCCACCTTCGGCATTGTTCTCAATAATAACTAATGCATCATTATAGGGCCTGCAATACTTATTTATAAAATCTGGGTAGAGCATAGGACTTATATTATTATCTCTATAAGTACACACTTGTTTAAATGGTTTAGATGTAACATCGAAGATACTAAATGTAGAGAAGTCAATACCTCTTCCTTGAGATACATCAACGGTACAAACATATACGTGGTCCTTAACAGGTTTTTCGTAGACGTTAACACCATCTCTATTCCAATCTGGATCAACTGCTCTCATACCTAATAAAGTATTACTATTGATCAGTGTATTACCTGTACCTAAGAAACTATTACCATACTCTTGTTCAAACTGTGCCTCTGAAGTATTTGCAATAGTTTGTTTTTTCCACTCTTCATCTCTGCCTGGTACATCATACCAATTGATTGTGAAGTGTTTGTACTCTGATTGATTGTGTACTGCACTCTCATATATCTTGTGGAACATATTACCCACACCATTTGCAGTAGATGTAATGATAACTTTAGAGTCTTTACCTGAGGTAACTACAGGATATGTAGCAGTATAGAATGTCTCTGCATCTTCAACAAATGCAAACTCATCGAGGTACAACATGTTAATTGACATACCACGAATAGATGATGAAGATGTTGCAGCTGCCACGATCTTGGAATCGTTACCAAATTCTATATTACCCTTGTTAAGTATCTTTACACCTGGTTGGAGAAAGAATGGAACAGTCTCCAACATGGTTACGATACGTGCTATCATCTCCCTTGCAATTGCACCTTTGTTCGCTAGGATCGCAACCGTGACTTCGGGAGTGAATAATAGATACCATAGTAGATATGCACAAGAAGTAATAGATTTACCTGACTGTCTAGCAGCTAGAACTACACTAAAACGATTATCTTTGAAATGATTGATTAACTCTTTTTGGTAACCACGAAGAGTAAATGGTACAAGACCTTCGTCTAGTGATATAATTTGTGTATAGTTTTGAATAAAATGACAAGGGTCAGTAGAACACGTCATGTATTCTTTTAACTCTTCTTCGGTATATTGGTGTTCTATTCCTGCACGTTTGATAAGATTATTACCAAGATATCCAGAATTTTTAGGTTTTACCATGTTTAATCTTTATTCTTTTTTAAAAACTTTTGCAACTCAGACGTTGACCCAACATACAAGTGATTGTGTTGTGTTCCTATCTTTTGTGTTTCTTCGTCTTCTAGTTTCTTTAACTTGCTTTGTAGGTCTATAAGTTTTTCTGCTGTTTCACCCACTGTTTTAATAAGTTGACCTGCAACTTCATAGGCACGTGGGTGTTCTGTCTCTTTGGATAGTTCTAAGATGCCATCGATTGCATCTTGTCCTCGTTCTACGAGATTATAGAGATTCTCTCTAGCGTATCGGTAGTCTGTTTCAATGTTGTCTGTTCTATCAGGCAACTTCTTAACAACCTCAGCTGTTTGAGTTTTAATTTCTGATTCGATATTCAAGATATCGTTTAATTTTTCGTCTGTGTTCATACTATATTTGACTATTATGTAGAGTCTGTTGTAACTGTATCGGCATAATCGATGTTTGTACCATCGTCATAGAACGTTACAGTTTCAGCAACTACAAAGGTGTCACCTGGTTCTACAGAACCCACAAACATAATAGTTTTAGGTTCATCTAAAGTTATTGCAGCTGATAGAACAATTGATAATCTATCTTCTGCAATACTACTAATCGTTGGATTAGGTGTATTACCTGTATAAAAAACTTCATCTCCTACACTTATCTTATTATTTATTGCAGTAGCAAAAGTCACTGTTGTGGAATTAGATACGACATTTGCAATAGCTGAAAATGCAGGTTCGTAGTGTTTGACTTCTTTAACTAGACCAGCACTATTGATTTGAGATGTTGTAAACTGTCCAGATCCGTCTGATATAAAGTCTCTTTCGACAACATTAGTAATGATATCACCTGTGTAAACTGGTCCAAAGAAGTATAACTTCATTGTAAACCCTAGTGTATATTCTATAACTCTTCTACTTTCAAAGTCTGCCTCGTAATCGTCTGTCATAGACACACTGTTTAAAACAATAGGTACGTCTCTGACTTCAGACATATCATCTATCATCTTCATTGTTACTGTATATTCAGGTTGAAAATATGGTAATATTTGTTCTACAATCTGTAATGCATCGTTTTGATTTTTGGCTAGTATTGATAATTCAAACTCTATATCATATGGTGCTGGTGAATACTGAAATTTTCTATCAGTGTTGTTTGTCTCTATTGTTGCTTTCTTTGTTCTTATTAACTTGTTCTGTTGTCTATTTGCATCGTAGTTAAATGCTGAGATTTGAAATGCCATTCTTGGTAAACTAATAGCACTTCTATTTCCATCGTTTAGATCAGGTTCTTCTGCAAGTCTGTTTATAAACTTTTGAGCAGGACCATATGAGATTGGTACTAATGTTCGAGATAGTACTGTACCATCTGATTTTGTTTTTTTGATGTAGATATTATTAAACAACGTACCAAATATTGATACCGATCTCTTAATAGTTTCGTTATAGAAATATGTGCCAAAAATGTTACTACCCTCCTCTTCCGAAAGCCCAATCAGCAGACAAGTATTCGGAAAAATCTTGTTTGTTAACTTTTTTTGATTGAATATCTTTCAAATAACAATATGCTTTCATTATGGTTCTCCAAATGGATTTGTTTCACTAAAGTCTAAGTAATCACTATCCTTATCTTCAAATTCTTTATTGTCTGCCTGAGGATCGTTAGACATAGTCATAACGTCATCAACAGATGAAACTGTAAATGAGGCTGCTGAAACAGCGCCTAGTAATACATCACCAGTCTCTAGTGTTGTTGTATTATCTTTAAGTCTGAGTAATCTTGTGTCTTCTCTCCATAGAACAACTTCACCCACAACTGTACCATTAAGTGTAACATTCTCATTGACTGCAAACGTTCCTGTACCACCAGCGTCCATTGTTAGATCAATGCTGTATGCTTGTTCATCTTCTATCTGATCTATGCCTGAGATATCTGTATCGAAATCTTCACCACTGTATTCAAACAATTCACATCTAAGTTTAAATACAAATAGTTTACCAACTTGATAGAAAGGGTCTTCGTGTTCTACGAATTTGATTTCAAACATTGAACCTGATAAAGGAAAATATATCAGATCGCCTTCGTTAGGTCTTAGTGATGTTGCAAGGTTTGAATCTAAAGAAATGAATCTTTCCCATGATCTTAGAGAAATGACAAAAGTCGCTTGATCTCTAACTTGAATACCAAACTTAGACATGAGATCGCCTTCGCCTTCAAAACCATCAGTGTTTTCAATATACATTTCAACACTGTATGCATCACCAAAAGTAGACTGAATATCTTCATTAAAGATTGTGTCTTCTTCTACAATTTCTCTTGGTAAATAATATGTTTCATGACCATACATACGTAGCGCTTCGACAACGATATCTTCATAAAGATGTTGCTCAGTGTTAACTGCATGATTAAAAAACACATTTGTCGGCATAATTAACCTATCATATCAAGTACTGGCATTTCGTGGTTCAGTCTTGATTCTTCTTCTAATCTTCGAATTTCTTCCTGTGCTTCTGATTTCATTTGAGAAGCATCTAATTGTACACCACCTGGCAATGCAATACCTGTAAACTTGGATAAATTTTCACCCCATTGATACTTGACTAATGCTGTGGCATATTTCTTTAACCACATATCATCGTATACATCTGTAAATGTAGTTGGGTCTAACTTTCTATAACACTCAATGATAATGTATTCATTAGCGCTAATACTATCGACATCCATATCTAAGTACAATCTGTTCATATGTTGATTGTATCTAATTGGTTGTCTGCCAACTAACACTCTATCTAACAACTGAATGTGTTGTTGTACTTGTGTGTAGTATAAGATATTTGTTGAAGTTAAATCCCAAAGATCATTCAATCTTAATTGATATCTAAGATCAAACATATTGAGGTTGTTTTTGTCGTGGAATGGAAAGATGTTCATTACTGCTGTAACAAACTCAGGCAATACGATATAGTTTTGTTGAAGTTCAAATGCTTCATCATCGTATGCATGTGTACCAGCTGCACTCTCAGTTAAAGACTCATTCGTCTTCATAGTAGTTTTTTTGGCACTGGTTATCTTGTGCTTTAGATACACCTTCATTGAGCCATCGTAATGGTACTGATAAAAGTACTGTAGCGCTTCGTCTACTCTATCATCGAGTTGGTCATCATCAACATTGATTTCTAGAACAGGCGCACCAAGTTTTCTTTTGATGTATTCTTTTAATTCGTCTTTGTTTGTTGGTTTTGCCATAAGTAGTATTCCTGTCTGCTACTACTATTTATGCAAATTTTAATCTTGGAAATATGTTTTAGTTTGGAGTCTATCAAGTTTTTCGTCAATTCTCTCCATAGTTTCGATGATACGACCTAAATCTTTGTCTAGTTCAGTTCTGGTGACATATTCTTTTGCTACTTCTTCACGTGTCTTATTGATTAAAATATCTAATCTTTTTTGTTCGGATAATACGTTACGTACTAGAAAACCTATTGGTGCCAGATCGGAAGAGCACACGTCTGAACTCCAGTCACGAACACACATCTCGTAT